CCTTGTTCACATCCTTCTCCGGGTAGCCATTACGCCCCGTCGAGTCGGTGTTCGGCCTAATCTTGCCGGGATTCAATTCTTTCATGGCACTTACCTCGGGCCAGAAGAGCCACGCATCGGGCTACGCTGGTTCATCACCTTCGCCATGCCACGACCGTACTTCTTCATCTCGCTGTTGGTCTTGCCACCAGCACGCAGGTTTTTCACACGACCCGGACCGTGAGCCTTGCTCGCCGGAAGCTCCGCGTGTTTCTCAAGTTTGCTCTTCGCCATCTCAATCTCCTAGGTCGTAACGACCGTTACCGTTCCTACTTCACCAGCCGGGGCCAGTGTGTTCGGAGTTAGTTCCGCATCGAAGGCTCTTGACCCACCGACCGGGTTCCAACCCCATTGTATCTGACGACTGCCATTGGCACCGTCATTACCGACCGCAAAATAACTCGTATCCGGTCTTGGATTCCGTAGTGCCTGCGGGTCGTCCACAGGATACAGACCAAGCGAGAGTTGAGGCTGGTCAGGCTCCCAACACTCCGGACAGACCAAGATGTTCACATTCTTGGTCTTCACCACAATCGACTTCAACTGGCGCAGTTTGTATTGAAAACCACACCGGTCGCACATCGCAATCGCGTTTTTGCCACTGGCAAACCTGTTTGGCATTAGTAGCCACCCAAGAAACTCTCACGTGGAACAAACCGCACCGCCGCCTTTTCCCGGTCCTCGCCAGCCGCCAAATCCCAAGCTTCGTTGTATTCAGCCTTCAGCAGCGCCGTGCGTTCTGCCGCACCGGGGATCTTCATCGACAGCATATAGGCCAGCCCCGCCACCATGCAGGGCAGGAAGCGGAACGGGATATCCTGTCCGTTCACACCCGTACCGGGGTCAAACATCCGGCGCAGACGGGTGTAGTACAGAATCCAAGTCGTACTGTTATCGGGCTTCGGCCACACCGTAAATTGCGGGTAGACAATCACATTATCCGCACCCGTGGCACCCGTACGACGATTGATCCAGATCTGGATCGGGCGACCCGTCGCGTTCTTGTTCGGGATGGAGACGTAGGTACTGGACGAAATGCGCGAAATGTTGATGTCCTGCTGGTTCGTGCCAGATCCAGTTCGGATCACGTGGTCCAGCAAATCTACCGTATCTACCGGCAGATCATACGTACCGACGTTGTAGGTCAGCGTCTTGGTGCCTTCCTCTAGCGTCCAGAGGTTGATACCTCGGTTAGCCCAGTCCATCAGAAGCAGGGCAAGACTACGCTTCGACGTACGGAAGTCGTAACCCGTACGCAGCTCAGCGCCACAACGCTCGTAAGCTTCCTCAATGATGGTATTGAGGTCGAGGTTGAAGTCTGTAGTAGCTGTAGTCTTGTCTACCATTACTTGCCTCGTTCTTCGATCAACTTGACCCGCACTTGCAGGTCGTGGATGTCTTCCATAATGTCGTCTTTAAGTTCCTGACGACGGGCGGCGCTCAAAGGACTATCAGTTGGCACCCCGTCCTCGGTAATCAAGATGGGGATTTTAGACTCAATGGCAATCAGACGATTGTTGAATGATGCGATTTCCGCTAGCAGCCAGCCAACGGCGGCCAACAAGACCGGGAAAAGCATATCTATAATCTTCTGCATGTTCACTTAGATGCCCTCACCACATCATCGCCTTTAGTGACGGTGACATGATCGCCCTCAACGTCCACTCGCATCGGCATTTCTTTCCGATCCAGCCGGTCAAGCTTGGTGATGAGTTCGTTGATGACCTTAAATTCTGGCTTCTCTTCCTTCTCGACCGTACCTGCAATCCCATTCAGCATCGAGATCAAGGCGGTCAACGACGCACCGAGCAAGCCCATCACCGCTGCGATTTTATCGCCGTCCAAGAAGAGACTCGACACAACGCCGATCACGACGATTGCTGTGATGTACTTCAAACCGTCCTTGCCAATAGCTTTGCCAGCAATAGTCTTTGCCGACGCCTTGGCCTCAAGCCGATTCAACTCGGCCTGCATCTGGACTTTGAAAAACTCGATGTCGTTTGGTTCGGTCATTTATTTCCCTTTTTGGCGGTAGGCCCGCGTTTTTTGAGAAATACCTTTGGGCTGCGCGACGAACTGCTTGCCTTGGGCTTTGCCTTTTCGCTTGGCAGCGGTGGTTCGGGCGTATTCAGCAGGGCTGAGAGCTTTAATCGCAGCTTCTGGTAGATACCTTTCACCCGTATCAGAAGATCGTTTACCACTCTTCGTCCTCCACTTCTGGGCAGTCCATGCCTTTAACGACTGCTGCGGAGCCTTCATGACTTGTACCCGCCGCCTTTTTCCTTGTACCGCTTAGCCAGTAACTGCGCTTTTCTCGCGCTCCACTGCCCTGCTGCAGTACCCTGAACCGCACTATTTTTAATACTGTTGAACAAAGCTTTACGCATTCCGGGCTTGGTGTAATTACCGGCTTCATTGACTTTGCTCTCGCCGCCTTCCTTGAAAGTACGGATAGGCTTACCCGTCCCGATCACAGGCTTGCTATCCCCACGGCGCTTGGCCCTAGGGACTTTGTTTTTAGCAATCGCGCCCATGCCTCGGGAGGGGAGCATTAGACGTACTTCCCTCGGGTCTTGCCACGAAGAGCGATACCGTCAGCGCGACGTGAAGCGGATGAGCGAACTGAGCCGCCCTTCTTGTATCCCCCCGCCATATCCGCCGCCAACTTATCGTCGAGCATCTTCTCGACCTTCTCCCGCATACGCTTGGGCGACTTTTCACGTGCCGCTGCTGCAGCTTCTCGTGCGCGGTAACGCTCAGAGAACGAAGGAATGCCCTTCTGGGCAGCACTGCGACCAGCCGACTCAGAAGCCTTGTCAGCAGCCTTACGGAACTGTCCCACCGTTCTACGGTACGGAGCACCTAAAGTAGCACCCAGCTTCGCCGCACCTGACGCCATGACAATGTTGTCAGCATAGTCACGAGCCTTACCAGCTCGCTCTTCAGCGGACATACCTGTCTGCTCAGCCTGACTGCGGTAGCCTGAAGCACGGTCGCTCGGCAGCTCACCGCTACGGGAAGCCCGAGAAATCGCTGCGCTGGCCCGCTTAGCCGTCACCTGCTCGCCAATCCGGCGATTGCTGGCTTCGGTCTCTTCTGCCGACGCACGGCGACCACCACGAGTAGAAGGCCCTCGCGAAGAAGGCATCGAGGTGTCGCTCATCACACGACGGCTCGTGGGCGACATGAACTCGTCCGGAGTTAACTGACGCGCAGGCGTTTCTGCCGACCGGCCGCGCAACTGCTCCAGCAACTTTAAATTGCCTTCCATCGTCTTAGGACGATTCTTGTAAGCCTCCGGATCAAGTCGGCGGATTTCCGCACCAACTTTGCCGTACCGCTCTTCGTCAGTCATTCTTTTTGAAGCCATGATTACACCATTTTGCCTCGGGTTTTACCGCGAACGGCGATGCCATCAGCTCGCTTAGAAGCTGAAGACTTAACAGCGCCACCCTTTTTAAAGACCCCTCGGCCTTTCAGAACGTCAGCGCGAGTAATCTTGCCGTCACCCGTTAGGTCCGGCATTCCGCCCTTAGCCATCTTTTTAACGTTGCCGCCATGCTTCATGCCGATAGTGTCGGCTTCCGGACTCTTCTGAAAGTTCTCGTAGGCCTCGCGCATCTTCTTAGCCATGTCTTGATCTTTGACGGCTTGAATAGCGGCAGCCTGCTTCTGAGCCGCAGCCTGACCACGAGGACTGGTCGGACCATACGATCCGCGAGTTTTTGGGCCACTGCTCATTTGCAAACTCCGCCCATCATCATCTTGACCATCTTGCCTTTGGTTTTGCCCTTGCTGGCAACGCCGTCAGCGCCCTTGCGATAGACAGAGCCACCGCCCGAATAAGCCATACCGCCACCGGCCATCTTTTTGACCATTGCACGGCCCATCGTGTCAGCCGAACGCTTCTTCATAGCGCGACCGGCCTTATCAGCCATCTTGGACTTAGCCATGCCGCCTTTACGCATACGGGGGCCGCTAATGCGCTCCTCGCCAACTTCCTCGATGTACTCCGGATATTTGACCGGATCGGGGATTACTGGGGTGCGGATTTGATCGCGGAAGTGTTGCTCGTGAGGTTTAGGCATCGGCTGCATGGACCCTGAACCCATACGTCTTTTAGCCGGTACTTGACCGCCAGCGGCCATATTCTTGACCATTGCACGACCCATCTTGTCAGCCGTACGGCCCTTCATAGCGCGACCGGCTTTATCAGCCATACCTTTGCCAAATTTCATTTCGATCTGCTCCTGAATTTGCGACCCTTGTCAGCCTTCATAAACTCTTTCCCGACCTTTTGCGGGATACCAATTCGTTTGGCTGCTTTCGGGTCGTTAGCAACCAAGGCCATCAAACGATGCTGTTTACCAGACTTACTTGGCATTTTTAGCTATCAGTTGATCTATCTTCTGGTCCATTTTCTCCAGTCGATCAATCAACTGCCTCATGTCCTCACGTACTTCCGCCCGTGTGATGTGGTCACGTGCCACCTCTTCACGAGTCCTATTTAGCAGAATGCCGAGCCTTTGTAGCTCGGCAAACTTTTCTTTAACCACAAAACCCAATATCGCCACGATCCCAGTCAGGACCATATTCCAGATGAGCATTTCCATGACTTAACACTTCCATGCCCGTAAGGATTTATTGATCCGACTGTTAGGGTCGTTTGCCGTTTTGGCGCTAGTAAGCTTCTTTTTCATTCCAGACATTCTCGCGCAGAACGACTTCTTGCGAGGCCCGCCTTCAGGCTGTGGAGCCTTTAGACCCGGCTTGCCGGGATTGGCACGGTTATAGGAAGCACGGCCTTTGGCGTTTAAACCGCCGGATGGGGACTTCCCTTCTTTCCGCTGCCAAGCGGGGGTTTTAGCCATAAATCACCATCGTCGAAATCACGGCTGATGGGACGATGTAAATGTTGTTCTGAAAAAGCAAGCCCTCACCCGGCATCAGGATGTAATCCGGAGCAGTCGAACTTGCCTTGGTGTTAACAACAATTTTGGTAGCGCCGCTTGCGCCACCGTCGATAAACGTAACGGTACCGGCACCCGAATCAGGGACGATGTAGATCGCCTTTACACGGGCACGGCCAATAACGAGGCTATTCTGGTCCAGCATCTGACCTGCATCAGTGCGGACCTTGCTAGCAAGGACATCTGTTTGCATACCCATCTGAGTCTCCTGTAATGAGTGAAGGGGGCTAACGCCCCCCTACGAAATCTTACAGAGTCAGACTGGTGTACAGCGGGATGTACTTAGTGACGCCACCGATTTGGACCGGGATGTAACCAAGCTGGGTCGCACCGACCGTACCGGAGACCGCGCTGCCCGTAGTCAGAATCGTGCTGCCGATCACAAGAGTGTTGGACTGAAAGCCGTTCTGTGAAACAACCGGGCCGGAAAACGTAGTAGTAGCCATTTCAATTCCTCACATGCGAGTTGTGTTTACCAGTCTGCATGTCGTCAGTCGGGTCCTGTCTGGTAAACAAAATTTTTCCCGATAACGACTGTATAGCATCAAAAAAGAGGGGCTACAAGCATTGCTACTTGTAACCCCCCAATTACTAGCCCTCTAGGGAGAAAGCTATCAGGACGCGCCCGGCGAACCGAACATGCCCAGCGGGTCCGACCAGCCGAAGCTATAACGCTCGCGGCTCTTGTACCGGACGTTGCCGGTGTCGAAATCGCCGTCCATGCTGTTTTGCAGCGGGGTACGAACGAAGTGCTTC